AAAAACTATTAAACGAAAATTTAGAATCTTTTTATCCGTGGAGCGATAACGATAATCCTCCACTCGATGCGGGAAAAAATTTTCTGCAAAAAGAAAAAGAATTAGATGAATTTTTTGAAGGTTGGCGGGCTTCTATGTAAGTAAAAACATAAGTCATTGATTATCAAGCACTTAGGGGCGCGGCCTCCCCGCCGCCGTAAGTTGTTGATAGTCAACTACTTATCGTAACGCTCAACTAAAAACATAACATAGGCAAAAATTGTATTTACCAAAGTTAAAGCAAAGTAGAGTTTTACAAGCATCCAACCGATTTCAATTATAGTTTGCATAATTATTCTCCACAGATTTCTGGATCACCAGCCCAACCGAAGTCTTCCATCTGGTAGCACCCGCCACCATAGTCTTCGTCTGTGCCGTGACCCGCAGAAGCCATAGCAGAATCGAAGTCACCATCCATTGACTCATCCACATCCGAGAGGTTAGATTCAGAAGATTCGAGGACGCGCTCGTCTTCGCGATCTTTACGAATCTCGTTAAGGATGTCACGCACATCCAGCGGAGTCAGCATATGCTCACTCATCCACTTTTGCAGTTCGAATTTGTAGTCCATATTATTTGACCTCCATTCCATTCTGACAGGTGAGGCGAAAAGGAACAACCTTCGCGCCGAAGAAGTTGGTGACTTCGGTATCCTTCTCATCGTAAGAAGGAGCCATCCGATCCAGCATATCGTTGATAGCATCAGCGGAGTTAATGTAGTCGAAGAATGCTTCCGCATCAGCAAAGGCTTCGGCTGTGGTTATAGAGGCGAGGTAGTTGATGTCGTTTGTCATACCTGTAATGTATCACAGATTATTATTCTGTCAAAGATTTTCTATAAGAATATTCCATTGAATGACAACGCCTTACAAAAGTTGCTGGTTTTATTTCTGAAATGATTTGGTCTGCTAACGCTTCTGCGTGAGAGTTCCAATCGCCTTCACCAAAAGATGATTCGAGATTAGTTGAGAGAGCGAGCGACAATGCCCTGCGAAACTTTGCTGGTTCTGCATAAAAGTAAAATGCTTTCTCTCCACCAAGATTTTTCAAACGATAATTAGTTCCGCCAAAATTGTAAATTGCATTGTAGAATCTTTCAGCAGATACGAAATCAGTCTCTAGCAAATAGGCAAAGTTAGGGCCAAAAGGTTCGCTGAATATATTTATTTTGTTTTGCATAAAAAGAGCTTATCAGATTTTTTCTTTTTGTCAAGCATTGTAAGTCGTTGATTATTAAGGGTTTGCGCGCGCGGGGGCCTTGTTTATGTAACTATTTGATATTCAAAGATTTAGATTTTTTGCATTCCATCAGGTTTTAGTCTAAGATCGTTTCTGATCTTTTCGCTTCCATCAGGTTTTGGTCAAAGATCAAGATTTATAAGTTCTTGATTATTAAGCACTTACAAAGAGGGCCTCCCTTGCGTCGTAAGTCTTTGATGCTTAGAGACTTATACGAGGTCTTTTAACTCTAGAAAAAATGCAGAAGGATAGTAGAAAAATTTTTCGAGTCTATAATTTTTTCTTTCACCATTTTTTACAGCGAGAGAATAAAAGATTTTCGAGAGTTGCAAGAGATGACGGCGAAGGAATGTTTTCATTGTTGAGTATTTTATTTTGTTTTGTGTTTTGTAGTTTATTAGGTCAATCATTTCTTCCGAGAAACGCAAGCCAGCAAGCACACGCCAGAAAAGAAAAGTTTGCTCCCACCAGCCTTTCTTTCTGGTGAGAGTCGCCCGAATATGGGCGAGAAAGTTTTTCACTCGTATTGAAACTCGCTAGCTTCTTCTTCAATCTCTGCTTCTATGCTAGGCCACATATGGTCAGGGATAGAGTAGTTTCGATTTAGCTTTTTGTCTTTTGCAATTTGAAGTGCACGATTTAAACTTTGGAGAGCTTCGCTCCCATAGTAGATTTCTTCTTTTAGTTTTTGTACGCTAGTTGTTAAGTCCATTTTTAGACTCCTTCCGCTTTGGCGATGTCTCTACCGATTTCGATTGAGAGGTTGAGCTTATCCAAGAGATGTTGATTCGTTGCGAGCTTCGTAATGGTGACAGCGTTTTCGGTTGCCCAATCCCAGCGAGAGGAATATCCCGCACCTTGACTGATGCTGATTTTGATGAAGGTGTTTTCGTTTTTGACGAAAAGGATTTCATCGGTAGGAAGCCAAGGAGTCTTGGTCTTGTCATAGGTCAAGAGGTAGAAGGTTCCGATTTCGGGTTGAATTGCTTTGTTCTTATCTTTCATACTTTTATCCTATCAGATTTTTTGATTTTGTCAACTTTTATTTCTTATTGAGCATCAACGGGATACAAACCCTTACGCATATAAATGGTTGTCCATTTACCTTTATCCTCTCCTTCGAGGATTTCAGCGGTTGCGGTTTTAGTTTTCCAACCGATAGTGGAAGGGAAGATTTTCACGAGCAACTTGTCGTGACCATATCGGCAGATGTTTTTGTTTTCGTATAGTTCTGGATTTATTTGTATGTTCATCGATTTATCCTTTCTTAAGAGTTTCGATTTCGTCCATTTTGACGATGATTTTTTCCATCCGTTTTGCGGATTCTTGGTAAGCTTTGGAAATTTCTTCCAAGCGGCGAATTGTTTCGTTGAGGTCGAATTTGATTTTGATTTTTGTTTTCATTTTTTTTCTTCTTTCTTTCTACCTTTAATCTATCACATTTTTTATTTTTTGCAAGTTTTTTTTTCATTTAAATTTCGTTGATTGACAACGAGTTACGCACGCAGAGGGGCTTTTGCATAAGTTGTTTATATACAAAGACTTAGATTTTTTGCCTTCGTTCAGGTTTTGCTATAAGATGAGCCACAAGTTGGATTTGAACCAACAACCTGCGGTTTACAAAACCGCTGCACTGCCTTTGTGCTATTGTGGCAAAATTAAATTTTTAGTTATTGGTGTGGCAATCGTAACCGCCAGCGTTATACAGCCACCAAGCGAAAGTATTTTCTTCGTAAGGATTGTTGAACTTTTCCCATCCCTCATCGCTGAATCCTTTGTTGTAAGCTTCAAACTCCGAGAGATCCCATTTTTTCAACTCTCCGAATTGCATCCACTCTTTTTGGTTCAGCATTTTGTTCATTTCGTTTTGCATATGTTTTTCCTTTGTTTTTTCTTTCTGTTTAAAATCTATCATATTTTAAGATTTTCGCAAGAAAAATCTTCATTTAAATTTCGTTGATTGACAACAATTTGCGTCACAAGGGAGGCCCTCCGTTCAAGTCATTGATAGTCAAGGCTTTGGGTTTTGTGCGTTTAAGACTCAAAGTTGAAAAGATCGAACATTGATCTTTTGCGTTCCATCAGGTTTTGTTCCAAGATCAGCATTTGGAAGTGATTGATTATTAAACACTTATAAAGACAGCCCCCCGCCCCACGTAAGTCGTTGATACTGAACAACTTACGGAGGCTGCTTTTAGAATGGTGTGATTTTTATTTCTAGAGATTCTTCAAGATATTTTTTTGAGGGTTTGAAAAAGATCACACGCTCGAAAACTTTTTCAGTCGTGACATTTTCGGGGAGCGAAACAGTTTCGCCCTCGTCGTTTGTTCCAACGATCAGAGCCTTGCCAGCGAAGGGCTGTGATCCGATGCCGAACTTGAAGTAGGCTTGAGATTCTGAATCTTTCAAGAGTCCTTCGTCGTCTAGAATCATGTCCACGCCATCAGCAAGACCTGCCATCGTGATGATCTCGCACTCGATGAGGTTCTTGAGCGTTTGAAGCTTAGTGTCCACAAGCGTGACCTGCGAGACTGTTTCGGTGAATGGGTCAATGAGTATTGCTTTGATTGGTTTCATATTTTTAGTCTATCATGTCTTTCTTTGTTGTCAAGCTCTACAATCGGTAGAACTTATGATTCTTAATTACTGCGACGGTCTGCTCTCCCCTTGACCACTTGGGCGACACTTGGAAGGTGTGGTAATGGTTCGCACCATTCACAACATCGGGCATCCGTTTCTCTGCTACAAGTTTGGCAAGACGGATGGCGTTGTTTGCTTGTGGGTTCTTTAGAAGCTCCTGCTTCTTTGCCTCACTCACTCCACCATTCCAGAAGCTGAACTGCTTTGGTGCAAGGCAGACTTGCGTAGGCGTTTGCTTTCGCTCGATGGCTCGTGTTTGAATGACAGATGCAACACCCGCCATTCCCTCAAAGCCTTCGCCTCGTGCTTCACCGAGGATGGTTAAAGCTATAACAAGTATCTCGGCTGTCATTAGTCTCTCCCGCTGCTGATGGCTCCGCAGTAGTCGCTAGGCTTCTCTGCGGTGATGCTTCCGAGGTTAAAGACATCGGTACTGATGGCTGTGCGAAGGAATCGCCCGTCTTTAATCGCATCGAACTTGTCTTGTGCTTTCTGCTTTGCAAGGGAGAGAAGTCCACCCTTCAAGCCCTTTGCTTTAATCTTATTGCATAGGGCATATAGGGCAACCTTGGTCATCGCTTCCAGCACGGCTTCGGGCTGTGCGTAGAAGTAGAACGCTTTGCCGTTGCCCATATCGTGCAACTCGCCATTGGTTGCACTATGGTTATACATAGCGTTGTGAAAGTTTTCGATGTGGTTCTTATCGCCTTCCAAGAGGAAAGCGGTAGTGTTACCGAAGGGTTGCATTGTAATGTTGAGTTGGTTGTTTTTCATATGGTCTATATTGCTTTCTGGTTTGGTTTTCGTCAAGGGTTATTTGATGATGGGTTCGCCCATATACTTCTGATGGGCTTCATCCTTCTTTGCTTGGGCTTCTGCCACGATATTCTCAAGGCGTTTGGCAGAGGCTTGATAGCCAGCCGTGATAGCCTCAAGGCGTTTGATGGTTTCGTTGATGTCGAACTTTATGTTTGCTTTAACTTTCATACTCTTAATCTATCACAGAATAGGATTTCTGCAAGGGTTTTTTTGCATTTAAATTTCATTGATTATCAACGACTTACAGAGATAAAATTAAAATATACCCCCCATTTTTGAAAAAATTGAAGCTTTTTAATCTTACGAATCGTCGTGGGGGTACTAAAATCATTCTCCCCTACTCTAATAAACTATTATTCTATATATATTATACCCCCTTTTTTTAAATCTATTTAAATGGTTTCTTATGCATATATATTCTAAATTAAAAAAATCCAGGGGGCTATTTTTATTAAAAGGTCTTTTTATATATGTAAACTGTGTAAAATTTATAGAAGCTAGTATATATATGATTGTATCAGGAGAAGACATATTAGATATTCTTAGAAAGAATAACGTAAAATTTCGTAAACACTATATCATAACCAAAGAATCATATGATACTATAGACACAAACTTGCTTCAAAAGGATATTTTACCTAAGTATTGGCGCTGGTTATCTATAATGAAATTAAACAAATGGAACAACAAATGGAATTGCATAAACTTTAGTGAATCTTTTAGGGTATTTATAAGTGGTTATTTTTCTTCTAGAATACAATCTTCAGCACAAGGTATTGCTGTTGGAATTATTCATTATCAATCTGAAAGTAGACCAGAGAACAAAAGCTCTGGCAACCACGCCATAAATATAATAGCAATAGAAGAGAATAACGAATGTAAAGTCATATTTCTAGAACCTCAAACTTGCAGAATAATTGAACTCACAAAAGAAGAATATAATAGTATTCATGCAGTTTATATATAAAATACCTTGACACCCCATCAAATAAACACTATAATAACCCTATCATGAAAAAATTAATACTAGCAACCCTATTGAGCCTTGGATTATACGCAACCTCTAATGCAGAAATGCAATGTTTTGTTTGGAATGATGACTTTGGTAATGCAGAACAGCATAGAATCCGTACCGCCCAAGCCATGACTCGTCAAGCTCAAATTATGCAAAAAGTATATAGTAAGCCAAAGATGGAATATCGTGATTATCTTCTAATGAAGAATGCCGCACGTAATGTTGAGCTTCATCAAGGTAATGAGTATGCTATTCTAAAAAATAGACGTAATATTAAAGCAATTGGTTCCCCAGCATTTCAAATCAAAAAGTATAAATAATAAAATTTTTTATATTTATTACTAATATCAATATGAAAAAATTAATAATATTTTTAATCTTTGTTATTAGCTCATCAACTTATGGTCAAGTCTCTAGAAATAAATTATTATTAAATTACCCAAATTCATGTCTTGTAAATAGCGTTTTATTTTACGAAGAAATCAATAATAAGTTTAAAGCTAAAAACATATGGAGCGAAGTGCTTGGTGTAGTATATTTAGAGAACCAAAATGGCCGAACAGTTCAACAAGGCCACGCTGTATGTATATTCGAATGGAAAGGTAAGTTCTTTATGTATGATATTAATAATGGCTCTGGTCTAGTAGAGATGAATGGCGTAAAATTTAATATGAAAAAAGATGCAGTAAAGATGGCCGAATGGATTTATGGTGAAGGAAATGTGTTAGCCGCAGAATATTTAGCGAATTAGTGTAATTAGTTTTAATGTTTAAAGTATTATTAGGGTTATCTGCCCTATTCTTAGCCTCTTGTGGAGCTTTCTTTTCTGTGAAAGGAATAGGTCTTTTATTCTCTGGTAGCTTTTGGGCTTCTATCATAATGGCAAGTAGCCTAGAATTTGGAAAAATAATGGCAACTAGTTTTTTATATCGTTATTGGGGAAAAATTAATAATATTATTAAAACTTATTTATTATGCGCGATTATTACATTAATGGGCATAACAAGTTTAGGAATATTTGGATTTCTTAGCCAAGCCTTTTATTCCACAAAAAGTAATATAGACGCTATTGAATCTCAGATATCTCTACTAGAAAACAAGAAAAACACATTAAATTCTCAAATTATAGCTAATAACGAAAGAATTAAAACCTTAATAGACACTCGTAAAAGCCAAGAAAATAATCTAACAAAAGCTCTAGATCAGTCTACTACCACCACAATAACCAAATCAGGCGGACTATTTGGAAATGATAAGCAAGAAACTGTTATAGATAAAAAATCAGTAGAATTAAAAAATCAAACATTAACCGCTATGCAGAGTAATATATCGAGTTTAGAATCAAATGTAGAAAAACTTAATATTAACAATGACAATATAACCCAAGAAATTAATAATATTGACAATGAAGTAATATCCTTAAGAAAACAGGTAATAGCCTCAGATATAGGCACATATAAATTTATAGCAGAAGCATTTAATGTACAAATAGAAACAGTAGTAAAATGGTTTATATTAGTAATAGTCGTAGTTTTTGACCCATTAGCAGTATGTTTACTTTTGGCTTACAATATAGCAGTAAATAAAAAATTTAATGAAAAAGAAGTTGAAATAATAAAAGAGGTCGTTAAAGAAAAGATAATCGAAAAACCTATAGAGATTATAAAAAATCTAGCAGTTCCATTTAAAAGAGGAACAAAAATTAATCACAATCCAGATCTAGCAGATCCGAATTTAAAAAATTAAACTAAAGCAAAGCCTTTTTTAAATTTTAAATTTAATTTAAAAGAATTAACTGGTAGCCCACGATCAAATCTTTTAATAAATTCTGCGCCTTCTTTTGGCATTTCTGCAATATAATTTTTCTTATTAAAGGAAAGAACTACATGAGATGGTAGGACAGATAGATTGGTAATTTTATTTCTAATTTTACCTTTTATTGATCTAGCTATTGCACAATTCTCAGGATTTGCTCTTTCTCCTTCAAGAATATTTTTTTCTGTTATATTGAGTTTATACTTCATTATTATCTCCATTTATTTTTTCTATTCTGTATTCAAAATTATCTGAGTCTTCTGTGACCCATTTTGGACAATTTTCAACAGTATAGATATTATTGTTTACTTTTCTTTCAATAAGAGTTTCGTTTGGTTTTGTTACAAAACTCGTATCAAAAACTTTTATTCTATTGTTTGGTTGTATAGCATAGTTTCCATTATCTAGCTCTAAAACATGCCCACATTTATGTTCATTTGGAGTTTCACTGTAACCAAAATTTATTTCATTAAATTCTGGATGAGCCCAATCTAAAGTAAATAAATAACGACCAAGTTTTTTATTTCCATTCCTATCTAGATATTGAATTTTTGAATTTTTTAAAGCATAGAATTGCGTTACTCCTACATAATAACTAAAACTATCCCATAAAACTAATTGATGAAGATCCTCTTCTGGGGTTCCCTCTTTAGAACAAAAAGCACTTATCGGTGCTCTCCACCATAAACCTCCATCTTCCATAATAAAATGAAACAGAGGAGATCTATTTGGAACAGAAGCAATACCAAAAATTATACAAGAAAAATATTTATCATGACTATCTTTTTGATCTCTTAAATAGTTACCTCTAACATAACATTCGATTGGAGGTATATTTGCATTTAGGTATGCCACAGTTATTTTATTTACACTAAATTAAAAATATGGTGTAAATTAATATGTAAGTCTAATGTCTAAAAAAAATAAACGCAAGCAAGAAGATAAGTCACTAGTAGTTCCTCAAAGAGATAAAATTGAAGGGTTCTTGGATGTTCGCGAATTACAATGGACAGATAATCAAAAGAAATTCATACAGCTCCTTCAATCGAAAGAAACAAAGATAGTATTTTGTAAAGGTCCAGCAGGAACAGCAAAGAGCTTACTATCTGTATATGCAGCATTAAAAGCTTTAAATGAAAAGAAAATTGGCGAAATCTTCTATATTCGTAATCCAGTAGAAAGCTCCACACATAACCTAGGCTTTCTTAAAGGTGATCTTCATAGTAAGTTGGACCCTTATCTTCAACCACTTATGGATAAATTACATGAATTATTACCAAAGGGACAAGTCGAAAGATTATTAAAAGAGGAAAGAGTAAAGGGTTTACCAGTAGGATTTCTTAGAGGGTTAAGTATAAATGCTAGTTATATTATCTGTGACGAAGCTCAAAATTTAAGTATACATGATCTTCTTCTTATTACCACCAGAATGGGCAAGTTTAGTAAACTAATATTAATAGGAGATATTCGTCAATCTGATATTAAAAATAGTGGTTTTGAAAAAATCTATGATCTTTTTGATGACAAGAAAAGCCTCGACAAAGGAATAATGACTTTTAAATTTGGCACAGATGACATTATGCGTAATGATATATTAGCTTATATAATAGAAAAATTTGAAGAGCTAGACAAGAAGAAATAAAGTGTAATTTAAATATGGCTCCTAAAGTAATATTAAACGATCAGACAGAAAAAAGAATATCACTCGTGTATAATAGCGAAAGTGGAACATATGAAGCTTTTGATTTTTCTAAAATTGATAATATTGAAGATATTTTATTAGGAACTCACGACGCTTTTGGTAGAGTAAGAATATCTCCACAATTTACACTTGCAGACTATTCTCATGTTTATGGAGATGGCCCATCAGAATTACTTTCAAAAACTAGTGGCACATTGGCTGATATCACATTAAATGGACAAGAATCAAAAGCAACTTTAACCGCAGGAACAAGTAATGGCGGATTTGCTATTCATCAAAGTCGTAAATATCATTACTATAGACCAGGAAAAAGTCAGTTAATTTTTTCTAGTTTTAATTTTAAAGGAGCAGGAGAAGGATCAAACAAAAGGATTGGATATTTTGATGATTATAATGGAATTTATTTTCAACTTAGTGGCGATGGGACGAAACAAATAGTTTTAAGAACTGATGTTTCTGGATCTGTGCAAGAAGAAATAATTCCTCAGAGTTCTTGGAATATTGATAAATGCAATGGATATGATGAGTCTAAATTTAATATAGATACAACAAAAACACAATTATTCGTGACTGATTTTCAATGGCTTGGAGTAGGCAGAGTTCGCGCTGGTTTTGTTCATAATGGCGAAACTATTATAGCTCATGAATTTTATAATAGTAATAATAAAGATACTGTTTATTGGAGAAATCCAAGTCTTCCAATACGTTGTGAGATAAGAAACTATGAAAATGTTGTAACGCCAAATTCAATGGATCAAATTTGCTCTACTGTTATTAGCGAAGGAGGCGGTGGAGAGGTTGGTTTCGATTTTAATATAAGAACAACTGGATCTAGATCTATTGCTGGAAACGCATCACTTCCAATGATAGCCATTAAAATGAAAACTGGATACAACGGTTTTCCTAATAGGGCATTTGATAAACTTGGGCAAATTTCAGTAATAACAGAAGATGAAAATATAGCATGGGAAACGTGGAGATTAACAGGAGCAGCTGCAATAGTTGGCGGGTCTTGGGTTAGTGCTAATAATGAGAGCGCTACAGAATACAATATAAGCGCAACTTCATATGATACAACTGGCGGTTATAGATTTGGTGCAGGATTTGCTCTTGCTGGAGGACAAGGAGCAGGACAATATCAAGGATCTGATTCAGTAAGTGACCCAAGTGAAGCAAGACAAAATTATATATCTCAAAACATAGATGGAAATGATAGTAATATATTTGCTATAGTAGTAACAAATTTAACAGCAAGTGCAACAGATTGTTTCGCTTCAATGCAATGGCGAGAAGTTAAATAATTTCTAATATTTTTAATTTTAAGGTGTAATAATTAATATGGCAGAATTATTTAGAGATTCAGGTTTTGAAAAAATAGCTTTAGTTGCCACTTCAACAGGAGCAGCCCAATTAATAAATGCCCCAGGAGCAGATAAAAATATTTATATTTTAGGCGTTCATACTAGTGGAAATGTTACATTAAAAGAAAATGACGCAGCAGGTAATACAATTATGTTTGTTGCTGCTGGCAATTCAAATCTTCCTTCTACTATCAAAGTAACAGCAAATACTGGAGTATATAGTTCATTAGCTAATGTTTCGGTATTTTACTACATAGATTAATATATTTAGAATAAACAAAAATTTTAACATATAATAAATATATGTTAAAAATATACTGTACTGAGTGTGGCGCGCCTACCGAATATTCCTTAAATAAACCTAAATTTTGCAGTGGTTGCGGAAACCCTTTTGGGGCTAAAAAACAAGAAGAAAAAGTTGTTCAAAAAGTATTATTACAAAAACCAACAATAACAGCCAAAAGACAAAATATAGAACCAGAAGATTATGAAGATGATGATGCAGAAGTATTAGAAGTAAATGAAGTACCAAATATTGATAATTTAGATTTTGATATTAATTTAGCTGCTCCTACTTCTGAAAAAATCGGAAATATTGTTGGCTCATCACAGAGAAATGATTTAAGAAGAAATAGACCATCAGTAAAAATAGATCGTAAAAAAGTTTTAGAAGATTTCGCAAAAGAAGGCGGAGCAATTCGACCAGCATCCAGAACAGTTACGAATTCGTCTAAATCTCGTAAGGGTCGAAGAAATGGCTAAAAAACCCAAGTTTGAAAATTGTATTGATGATATAAACACAGAAATTCTAAAAAGAAAAAATAAGTGGAATTTAACCGCTATTTCTTGGATGGATTTTAGCGATGTATCTCAAATATTAAGATTTCATATTTATAGAAAGTGGCATCTATATGATTATAAAAAACCTCTTGCCCCTTGGGTTAATCGTATTATAAGTAATCAAATTAAAAATCTTATTCGTAATAATTATAGTAATTATACCAGACCATGCTTAAAATGTTCAGCCGCTGAATCTGAAGATGGTTGTGCAATATATTCCAAACAATGTAGCGCTTGCCCTTTATATGCTAATTGGGAAAAGAATAAAAAGAACGCTCATGATACAAAACTAACTGTAAGTTTAGAGAATCATGTTCAAGAAGTTAATAGCATGGAGCATGAAAATTTTGATGTAGAAGCTACTGCAAAAAATATACATTATAAAATGCACATGATTCTAAAACCAATAGAATGGAAGATATATCAGTACTTATATATCGAAGGAAAAGATGAGGAAGAAGTAGCTAAATTGATGGGTTATAGAACTAGCGAAAAGAATCGTATGGCTGGATATAAACAAATAAAGAATTTAAAAAAAGCCATCATTCTAAAAGTTAAAAAACATTTGTATAATGGAGATATTGATATTTTATGAGCGAAGATATTTTAATACTTACAGAGGAACAGCAATTAAAACTTTTAAAAGAATGGAATGATCGCCCAGATAATCCTCCCTCATTAGCAGAATTAGTTAAATTAGCTTTTGATAGAGACGATCTTGATGGTAGAAGCAAAGAAGGAAAAGCTGTTAAACAATTTTTAGCATCAAGGCAAATTAAACCAAGAAAAAGTCACGAATATGAAGCCAAAGGTTTAATAGAACTAACCTTGGAACATAAAGAATACATTAGTAATAATTGTCATACCATGACTGGTTTAGAAATGGCAAAAGTGCTTTTTAAAAATGAATCATTAACAAATCTATCTCAAGAAACAAGAAGTATTTTGGAATATATGAAAACTATTCCAACTAATGTTAAATTCCACAATAATGAAAACGAAAATATTCCTACAGATGAATATCGTCCACCAAAGAGCGAAGAAAGAATGATAGCAAAGATTAATAGGTATATATTAGATGGAATTGATAAAAATAAACTAACTCATAAGCATAAGAAAGAAATTAATTCACTTATAGGATATATGAATACTTATAGATTCTGCCATCAAATTAATCTTTATGATGACGAAAAAGATCGTGAACTTTTTGAAAGTAGTTTTGTTCGATATACTTATGATAAAAGCGATCTTACTCAAGAAGAAGTTGACCAATATATTGTTCTTTCCACAGAGGTAGTAATATCTTCTAATATTCAACAGACAATTAATGTTCTTCAAGCTCAAATTGATATGGCGATTCAAGAAGATGGTAAGATTCCAATGGCATTAGTTGAAGCAAGTAATACTGCTCGCAAAGAATATAATGATTGCGTTAATCGTCAACAAAAACTACTTAATGATCTTAAGGTAAAAAGAAGCGAAAGACTTAGCAAACAAGTTAAAGAAACTGCATCTATTATTAATCTTGTGCAAATGTGGAAAGAAGAAGAGAGTAGAGCTAAACTTTTAAAAATGGCAGAGATGCGTAAACATGTTATAGAAAAAGAAATTGACAGATTATCAACTATGGACGAAGTAAAATCAAAGATCTTGGGAATCTCAAAAGATGAGATTTTAAATGGATGAGTATTGTATGCAAAGTTGATGGTAAAGAATTTAAGGATGAAAAAAGCCTTCATCTAGCATTACGCGGTTATGGCTTAAATAAAGAAAAATATTATCACACTTATTATCCAAGAAAAGATCTATTAACTGGCGACATAATTAACTTTAAATCAAAAGAACAATATTTCTCTAATGATTTTAATGATAAGAACAATATGAAGAAATGGTTAAAAGAGCAAACCATAGAAAAAGCTCAAGAATATTGTAAAGAATTATTAATCAAAAGAAAGAAAGATAAGAAATTAACATATAGTCCATCTCAAGTTGAATTAAGAACTATTATGAGTCCTTCGATTATCTTTTATAATAAAATATTTAATGATTATTATGATTTGTGCTCTGATTTAGGGTTAGAGAATAAATTTATACATCCCAGGAATATATCTAATCAATTTAAAAATAAATTAAATTCACAGCATACCATTTATGTTGACACAAGAGAACAGAACTGGCTTAAATTTGATATTCCATTTGAGATAAAGACCCTACCTTACGGCGACTATACTTGTAATAATGATAACTGCAATTGTTATATTGAACGTAAAAGCTTAAGCGATTTTATAAGCACATTAAGCGTTAAGAACTTTGATCGATTTAAAAATGAGATAGAAAAAGCTTATTTAAATAATTCTTATCTAGTTATTATTATAGAAGAAAAACTATCTAATGCTCTTAGTTTTCAATACTTGCCTCATATTAGTAAAAAGATAAAAGCTACACCAGAGTACATTTTTCATAATGTTAGAGAGCTTCTACAAACATATAATAATATTCAATTTTTATTTGTAGACGGAAGAAATGAGATGAAAAGAATGATAGAAAGCGTATTTGCATCTAATTGTTTCTATAAAAAGATAGATTTGCAATTAGCATATGATATGAAACTTTTATGATATATTGTCCAGATAAATATATAAGACAAGTTAAAGATGTTAATGCTGAATTAGCAGAACTTAAGGGTTATCTTAATGATAGAGAAGCAAAAATAAGTTTGGCTAAATTTTTAAGAGCTAATATAGGTTTTACAACAGAATTAATTAGCGGCGTTAAACTAGCTCCATATCAAGAGGTTCATTTAAAAGCGTTAATGAATAGAAATTTTAATATGTGCGTATTTGGTCGTGGTTGCGGTAAATCATTTATGGCTGCTGTATTCTGTTTTCTACAATGTGTTTTTGAGCCAAATACCAAGATCCTTATCGCAGGACCAACATTTAGAACAGCAAGATTTATTTTTAATAATTTAGAGAAAATTGTTGAAGGCAAAGGGGCAGAATTGCTTTCTCATTGTTTTGGAACAAAAGCAAAAAGAAACGATCAATTTGAATGGCAGATAAATGGCGGAAGTATTACCGCGATCCCATTGAATGGTGAAAAGATCCGAGGATTTCGTGCTAATATTCTTGTGCTTGACGAGTTTCTCCTATTACCAGAAGAAATAATTAAAAATGTATTGATGCCATTCTTAGTTGCTCCACAGAATATGAAGGAGCGTATGGAAATTAGAGAATTTGAAGATAAATTAATAGCAGAAGGAATAATGAAAGAAGAAGACAGAATGGTTTTCGAAAACACGAGTAAGATGATTGCTCTTTCTTCTGCTAGTTATACATTTGAGAATCTTTATAAGACTTACAAAGAATGGTGTGGCAAGATAGAGTCAAAAGAAAAACAAGAAGCAACTTATTTCGTAAGTCAAATGAGTTATGAGGCTCTTCCAGAGGAGATGATTGATAAAACAATTATTGAAGAAGCAAAAGCTGGAGGAAATAGCAATAGTAGTTTTTTACGAGAATATTGTGCTCAATTTACAGATGGAAGCGATAGCTATTTCAACGCAAAGAAAATGGAAGATTGTACATTAACTCTTGGTGAATCTCCTCATACCCTATTAAAAGGAGATCCAAAGAAAAAATATATACTTGGTATTGACCCTAATATGAGTGATAGCCCAAACGCTGACTATTTTGCTATGGCTATTTTAGAAGTTGATGACGAAACAAAATATGGTACATTAGTTCATACATACGCTGGACTTGGAAACTTAAAGAACCATGTAGCTTATTTATACTACATAATGAATAATTTTAATATAGTATTAGGAATTATTGATAACGCTGGTGCAGACGTATTTTTAGCAGCTTGTAATGAATCAGAATTATTTAAAAAACAAAATCTAGAAATTAAAACTTTTGAATTTGACAGCGATCTAGAGAATGCGGATTATGACTTAATGGTAAAGAACGCTAGGAAGAAATACAATTTACAAGATAAAAAAATATTCTTTAATCAAGTATTTACAAGTTCATTTATTAGAAAAGGTAATGAATACCTACAAGCATGTATTGATTATAAGAGAATATGGTTTGCAAGTAGAACTGGTGCTTATGAAGAATTCTTTAATAGAGTTTTAAATCAAGGCGCGCCAATTGAATTAATGAAAACTGAAGATAAGAAAGATTGGACAATATTAGATTTCATTGAAAATCAAGATGATTTTATATATCAGACAAAGAAACAATGTGCCTTAGTTGAGCATTCTACTACCAGTCGAGGCACCCAAAGCTTTGATTTACCACAACACCTTAAGAGGAGTGCTTCCGCTAATAAAGCCCGAAAAGATAATTATTCTGCTCTTATGTTAGCAAATTGGGCTTTAAAATGCTATAATGATATAATGAGAGAGCCAGAAAATTTAGAAACCCCTACTTTTTCGCCTATAATGATTAAATAAAGGTGTAATAATTAACGAAAATGCCTAAAAAAATTAAAAAACAAGAAAAAACTGCAAAAGCAGCAGATGTTCAGCCCTATATGATATCTGAATCTTCTTATAAAGAAGCCAAAGCTTCTACAGATATGGGTTCTACTGGAGTTAGAAGAAATGCCGCAAGCACAATTATTAGAACTGATAGATTTAAGAATATTAATGATGGTATTATCCCATTTAGATTTTCTACTGGTATCAAAAATGACTCTAATTTAAATATTCGTGACGCAGTTATTCTTTGCCAAAAAGCTTATTATAATTTTGCCATCTTCAGAAATACAATTGATTTAATGACAGAGTTCTCCTGTAGCGATATTTATTTTACAGGAGGAAGCTCAAAGTCTAGGACATTTTTTGAATCATTATTTAATAAAATCAACGTTAGTGATCTTCAAGACAAATTCTTCCGCGAGTATTATCGTAGCGGTAATGTATTTATTTATAGATTTGATACAAAAATTGCCGAAGAAGACGTATCAAAGATTACTCAAACATTTGGTTTAACTACAGCAAAAGCAGCAGTTAATTTACCATCTAAGTATATTATCTTAAATCCAGCAGATATTCAAATTGCTGGAACTATTAATTTTGCTCAAAGAAAATATTACAAATTACTTAGTGATTATGAATTAGAAAGATTAAAATCACCAAAAACTGATGAAGATAAAGAGGTTCTTGAGAGTCTTCCTCCAGAAACAAGAAAACTTATTCAACAAAAAACAATTGGTATTCTAACTCTTCCGCTCGAAGCAGATAGAATTGCCGCAGTATTTTATAAGAAACAAGATTACGAGCCATTTTCGGTTCCAATGGGTTTTCCAGTTTTAGAAGATATCAATTGGAAAGCAGAAATGAAAAAGATGGATATGGCAGTAGCAAGAACCATGCAACAAGCAATTCTTCTTGTTACAATGGGTACAGATCCAGACAAAGGTGGTATCAATCAAAAAAATCTTGAGGCGATGCAACAGCTTTTCGCAAATCAAAGTGTTGGTCGTGTTTTAATCGCTGATTATACAACCAAGGCTGAATTTGTTATTCCTAATATTGGAAATCTAATGGGTCCAGAGAAATATGAAGTTGTAGATCGTGATATTCAAATTGGTTTAAATAATATTCTTATTGGTGATGAAAAATTTGCAAATACAAGTATTAAAGTTCAAGTATTTATAGAAAGACTAAAACAAGCTCGTCAAGCATTTATTAATGATTTCTTGACTCCAGAAATTCGTAGAATTAGCAAAGAACTTGGATTCAAGAATTATCCAGTTCCTAATTTTGAAGATATTGATCTTAAAGATGATATTCAATATTCTAGAGTTTATACTCGTTTGGTTGAATTAGGCGTATTAACTCCAGAAGAAGGAGTAAGAGCAATTGAAACTGGTCGTTTGCCAAATTCAGAAGAATCTATTGAAGCTCAAACCAAGTTCAAACAATTAAAAGATCAAGGATACTATCAACCACTTATTGGTGGAGCAAAACTACCAGATAGCGCAGGAAGACCAGCTGGATCTAGTGGAACCCCTCAATCAACTAAAAAAGTTTCTCCAATTGGACAAGGCAAGCAATCCAAAGCCTCAGAAGATCAATTTAGTCTAGTAAAAGTAAAAGAAAATTTAATTGCCGCGCAAAAACTAGAAGAAGAAGTAGCCGCATTTTTACGTAAGAAGCATAGCATAAAGAAACTTAGCTATGAACAAAAAGGCATCGCAGATCAAATTAGTAAGATTATCATTGCTAATGAATCTCCAGAAAATTGGAATTCTAAAATTGAAGAGTATGTAAACTCTCCAGTTGATAAAAATCACGAAACAATAGCAAATGTAAATTCAATCGCATATGATCATCAAGTTGATTCTTATCTTGCAAGTATTCTTTTTCACAGTAAGGTAAAATAATATGCCAAATTATATTAGAGTCAAACAAATTAATCAAGGTGAATTAACTGGATTTTTTGTTGATTCAATAAATTCTCAAAGTGGTTTGCTTTTAGATTTAGCAGAGCAAGCTGCATTAAATGTTTTCTCTACTGGAGCTATTCTTTTAACAGGAGATCAAAATGTTTCTGGTAATAAAACCTTTTTAAATAATTTAAACGTTTCTGGTGATCTAACAGTAGCTGGTACTCTAAGGTATAATGAAATAATCGATACAACTGTTACAGGAAACATTAGTGGGTACACTGGTATATTCAGCCAAGTATATGCAAATAATCTTGTTTACAATACAGGTGATCAAACTATTTCTGGAAACAAAACTTTTGCAACACAAATAATAGCTCCAAATCTTGTTTACAATACAGGCGATCAAACTATTAGTGGAGTAAAAACTTTTGCGACAGGAATCATCGCGCCTAATCTTGTCTATAATACTGGGGATCAAACTATTAGTGGAGTAAAAACTTTTGCGACAGGAATCATCGCGCCTAATCTTGTCTATAATACTGGGGATCAAACTATTAGTGGAGTAAAAACTTTTGCGACAGGAATCATCGCGCCTAATC